TATCATAGAAAGAGATGGTTCAGTGTATTCTTTCTTTGGTAGAAAGAGAAGGCTGCCAAATGTTAGGTCTGATAATAAAGGAATAATTGGGCATGAAGTACGTTCAGGTCTTAACTTTCTTGTTCAGTCTGCTGCATCTGATATCAACTTAATAGGTGCTATAGAAGCACACCAAGAGATAAAAACTAGAAAACTAAAGAGTAAGATATTTGGTTTAGTACATGACTCTGTACTTGCAGAAGTACCTGAAGAAGAAGTAGAAGAGTATAGTGAACTTCTTTTAAACTGTATTCAAAAAGATAGAGGACTATCAATCAAAGACTGCCCTATAGGCTGTGATTTTGAGATTGGAGATGACTATTCGATGGGTAAGTTTACCAGTAAATATGCTACCCTCACTTAGATTTAAACAAGTTGTAAATCTAACTTATCCTATATTTAAATTAAATACTGAAGATTTAATGTATAGAGATGGGCTACTATTTGCTAACGAGTTAATAATTGATGATAAAAATCAAGATGCCCCAACACTTGGGCAAAGGAGATTATTAACCACTCATAAACTATATCCGCTAAAAAGAGCTTTAATTGATTTTAGTGCTGTTATAAGAAGCGGAGGAAAGTGGTTTATAGACTCAAATGGAGTTGCTTTTGAGTACGAAAAAGTTAAGTACACGGCTATAAAAGCCCATAAAATATTACGAAAGATACCTAAAGAAGTGGCAACGGTTTTGGTTATAGAAGGATTAAACTTTCGAGTAACAACACCAAGACCGCCCCCTCGTAGTTTTGAATGGGCACTTATGATGTATTTAGATAAATATCCTTGGAGAATCTTTGGATACTCTGATGAAAAACTGCCCGATAGTAGAAGGAAAATTTAATGGCTAAAAATTATGGAAAAAATGCTTTAAATGCTTTAAACTTCTCAATATGTGATATTGAACCCTTAACAAAAAGTCAGCTAATGGCTTTTGAATCTGACAAAAATATGATTCTGCATGGATGTGCAGGCACAGGAAAAACTTTTATCTCTTTTTATATTGCATTTGATGATATAATAAAAGGACTTTATTCTAACATATTGGTAATAAGAAGTGCAGTTCCTACTAGAGATATAGGATATTTGCCAGGAAACGAAGAAGAAAAAACTAGAATATATGAAGAACCCTACAAAGATATAACTAAAGAGTTATTTCAAAGAGGCGACGCATACAAAACTTTAAGAGAAAAAGGTTTAGTTGACTTTATGACAACCTCATATATACGAGGATTAACTTTTAATAACTCTGTAATAATAGTTGATGAGTGCCAGAACATGAGCTTTCATGAGTTAGATAGTATTATTACTAGAGTAGGGCATAACTGTAGAATCATATTCTGCGGTGACTTTTTTCAGTCTGATCTCAAACAAAATGGTTTAAAAAGCTTTTTGCAGATAACAAAAGCCATGAATGAGTTTGATTTCATAGAATTTGGAATAGCAGATATAGTTAGAAGTGATTTTGTTAAAAACTACTTAACTTGTAAACATAGTTTAGAGGCAACTAGTCCATGAAAAAATTTTGGAGAGTATGGAAATTTGCAATAGGCAGCTTTTCTGACGAACAAACAAAAGAGTACGATAATGTAGTGGCAATAGCTAGGACATTTATTGTTGGTATAAATGTTGTCTGTGCATTTTTTATAATGGTGAATATAATACATAATTGGTAATGAAAGCAGTAATTTCTAACAGAATATACATGGACTGTGATGCGTTCATGGAACAAAAACTTGATGAGGAACTAACATATACCATCCCCTCATATAAGAAAAATGCTGCACCTCAGATTATTAAGAATCTGAGAAAGATAAATAATAATGTAGTATCCATTCCTGTTGGAAGAACAGACTTAATACCAGATAACTATGAAATAAAAGACAAGAGAGTGTGCTCTCCTGCTTACTTTCCAGAGTTTAGATTCTCGCTAAGAGAAAGCCAACAGGAAGTGCACGATCAACTAAATGATAATGCAATCATTAATGCTTGGGTATCTTGGGGTAAAACATTTACAGCTCTTGCAATAGCTAAAAAATTGCAACAAAAAACACTAATAATTACTCATACCATTGCTCTTAGAAATCAATGGGAAGAGGAAGTTCAAAAGGTGTTCGGGGTCGAAGCGGGTATAGTCGGCTCAGGAAAATTTAATACTAATAGTTTTGTGACGGTTGGAAACACTCAAACACTTTATCGCAATATAGAACAACTTGCGAAACAGTTTGGGACAGTGATTGTGGACGAAATGCACCACCTTCCTGCTAAAAGTTTTAATGCTCTTGTGGACAGTAACTATGCTCGATACAAGATTGGATTGTCAGGAACTGTTGAACGAAAAGACGGAAAACACGTTATATTTAGAGACTTCTTTGGGGATAAGAAATTTACTCCTCCAAGAGAAAACTATATAGAACCCACAGTTGATGTAATTCGTTCAGATATTAGATTTATGGATGGCGCACACATTCCGTGGGCATTACGAGTAAACGATTTGGTTCAGCAAGAGGAGTATGGGCAACTTATATCTATGCTTACTGCTGTATATCATAAAAAAGGGCATAAGATACTCGTACTGAGTGATAGAGTGAACTTTCTGAAAAGATGTGCACAAACACTCGGACAAAAGTGTGTGACCATAACTGGAGAGGATCCTTTAGAGGTTAGACAAAAGAAAATAGAATCTGTAGTTTCTGGAGACAATACAATAATCTTTGGAACTCAGGCAATATTTTCAGAGGGTGTTAGCATAAATCCTCTGAGCTGTCTAATACTTGGGACTCCAGTAAATAACGAACCTTTGCTCACACAATTAATCGGTCGAGTAGTTCGCCACTCGCCCGGCAAACTGAAACCTGTGATAGTGGATATAAATTTGAAAGGGAAAACAGGAGCTAGACAAGCTAATTTAAGGCTTGGACATTATCTTAAAGAAAGCTACCAAGTACAATTTATAGATATGTGAAAAATAGTTCTTGACTTTTCAACTCATTTACTTTATAATATATAATATTCGTGGAAAATTTAATTTTATATAATTGGCCTAAAATAGTGTCCAAATCAGATGGTAGAGTGTCCAAAATGTTGGAGATTCTGTCACATCTAACTTTTAAATTACTCCCCGTAAACGAAGAAGACTTTAGATTTAAGGTATCTCAAGAAAATTGGTCTGGAGATAGCTTTCTATTGAATCCTTCAAAAATATTTATACATAGGCATCAGTTCAAAAGCCGAGAGATTGCTGAGTATGTGGCACTTGCATCTCTTAGGTCTTATGCCGAATATAAAGCCACACGAAAAACAACTTTAAGTCTAATCCAGTGTCCTGTAGAACAGGTGCAGATAAAAGACAACAGGCTACTATCCTTCTGGAATAATGAAATTTATTTCTGTTGGGAAGAAGTCCACTAGGAGAAAAACATGGGAATTAAGTTCGGAGCAGCCAAAGGACAGGCTAAAAAGTCCAACATCGAGCAGTATACTTACAAGAACGGAGACAATGTTGTCCGTATGACTGGTGATTTATTGCCACGATATGTATACTGGGTTACAGGAGAAAACAACAAGAACCTACCTGTAGAGTGTCTTAGCTTTGATAGAGAAGCTGAAGCATTTCTAAACAAAGAGAAAGATTGGGTACGAGAATACTTTCCTGATCTCAAGTGTGGTTGGTCTTATTGCATCTCTTGCATAGACCCCAGCGATGGAAAAGTAAAAGTTTTAAATCTTAAAAAGAAATTGATGGAGCAAATTTTAGTTGCTGCTGAAGATTTGGGTGATCCTACAGACAATGAAACTGGATGGGATGTTCACTTCAAGAGAGTTAAAACTGGTCCTCTGGCATACAATGTAGAGTATCAACTACAAGCACTAAAGTGCAAACCTCGCGCATTAAACGAAGAAGAAGAAGCAGCAGTAGCTGCAGCAACTCCTATAGATGAGTTACTTCCTCGTCCTACTCCAGACGCTCAAAAAGAGCTACTGGAAAGAATAGTAGGAACTTCTAGCTCAGAAAATACTGACGACGAAGTACTAGAAGAAGAATTCGACGTAGCGTAACACCTCAATATCTGAGAGGGGCTTCGGCTCCTCTTGGATTTTTTTAACTTAAATTTAGGAGTAGTATGTGGATATACTTTTTTCTGCTGACTGGCATCTCAAGCTAGGAGCAAAAAATATACCTAACGAATGGGCAAAAAATAGATATTTAGAATTTTTTAAAAGAATCCGTGAGTTAGAGAAAGAAGTATCTTTACATATTATTGGTGGAGATATATTTGATAGAGTGCCTAACTTAGAAGAGTTAGAGCTTTATTTTGAGTTTGTAAGAAATGCAAGAATAGAAACTATAATATTTGACGGAAACCACGAAGCCACTAGAAAAAATAAAACTTTTCTTAGTTCTTTGAAATCAGTAACAGAAACTCTTAATCCTATGGTAAAGATCGTAGATGATATTTATCAGGATGAGCGCGGTTTCAGTATACTGCCCTACTGTCATTTGCATAGAAAAGGTGCTATAGAGGAGTTAAATCAAGACTTGCCTTTATTTACTCATGTACGAGGAGAGATTCCTCCCCATGTTACACCGGAAGTAGACTTAAATAGATTTAAAAGATTTCCTGTTGTTTTTGCAGGAGACTTGCACGCTCAAGAAAATTCACAAAGAAATATTGTGTATCCTGGCAGTCCTATGACTACCAGTTTTCACAGATCAAAAGTAAATACGGGAGTTCTGGTAATTTTAGATGACTGGGAGTGGGCGTTCCAATACTTACCCTTACCACAACTACTAAGAAAAACTGTTACAGATGAAGAAGAAATGATTCCTGGCACTTACGATCATGTGATATATGAAATACAAGGTGATTTAAGTGACTTAGCTCAAGTAAAAGATAATGAACTACTGGATAAAAAAGTTGTAAAACGAAGTTCAGAAGCTACTTTACTACTATCAAAAGAAATGACAGTAGCAGAAGAATTATTTGAGTATCTAACTTATGTCTTAGAAATATCAGAAGAAAAAATACCTGCAATTATAGGAACATTTAATGATTACGCTAAAAACACTTAGGTGGGATAACTGTTTTTCTTACGGTGAAAATAATCAAGTAGACTTATCTGACAACAAACTTACTCAGATAATTGGTATAAATGGTGTGGGCAAGTCTTCTATACCACTTATTCTTGAAGAAATATTGTTTAACAAAAACTCCAAAGGAGTTAAGAAAGCAGACATTGCAAATAGAAATGTAGGAAAAGGCTACACTATATTTTTGTCGTTTGAAAAAGATGGTGAAGAGTACGAGATCCACTTAGACAGAAAGAATAATCTAAAGCTAAAGTTACTAAAAGACGGACAAGATATTTCTAGCCATACTGCTACAAATACTTACAAAACTCTTAATGAGATTATAGGAATTGATTTTAAAACTTTCTCTCAAGTAGTTTATCAAAATACAAATGCAAGTCTACAATTTTTGACTGCAACCGACACAAATAGAAAAAAGTTTCTTATTGATCTTTTGAATCTTGATGAGTATGTAGAGTTGTTTGAGACTTTTAAAGTAGAATCCAAAAATGCGGAAGACGCTTTATCAGTGGCAAAAGGTAAGTTATCGACCATCGAAAAATGGTTGGAAAACAACAAACTGACCTCGATGATACCAAAGGTACTGTTAAATCTTCCGAAACCGCTGGAAGAAGATGAGAAAAGTTTAAGACAGTTATTGACCGAACTTGAAAATATTTCTTCAAAAAATAAAAAAATTTCGCAAAATAATCAATACAAGAGCCTACTAAAAGGTATTAATATTACAGAGATCAACAAAATAGAAGTCTCTGAGAAAGAGTCTTACGATTATTTACAAGAAAAGTCTGGTTCGTTAGGAGAAGCAATTAGAACTCAGCAACAAGCAGTAAGAAAGATAGAAAGTTTAGATAATACTTGCCCTACTTGTGGACAAAGTATAACTGAAGAATTTAAACATTCTCATATAGATGAAGCAAAAGCAGAGATAGATAAGACTCTTAATGTTAAAACGAAAACAGACAACAAGATTTTATTGATAAAGAAAAAGAATGACTTATACGATGAAAAGGTAAGTAAACAAGAAGAGTGGGAAAACTTATACAGGTCAATAGACAAAAATCTGCCTTCTCAACTTCTTGATAAAGACGAACTAGAAGATAAAGTACTTCAGTATAGAGCTAAAATAGATGATGTAAATCAAGAGATTGATAGACTTGAAAAAGAAAATAGAGAGATTACTGCTTACAATACAAGAATAGATGTAATAAAAGAACAAACTCAAGAGTTTACTAATCAGCTAAATGAAGTGAAAGAAGAGATAACCGTATTTTCAGAAAAAGCTACAAATCTAGAAATACTAAAGAAAGCGTTTTCTACAAATGGCTTAATAGCTTACAAGTTAGAAAACATGGTAAAAGAACTAGAAGAGTTAACAAACGAGTATCTAGCAGAGTTAAGTGATGGTAGATTTACATTAGAGTTTGTAGTATCTAATGATAGGCTTAACGTTCAAATCACTGATAATGCAAAAGTAGTAGATATTTTAGCTTTATCTAGTGGAGAGTTAGCTAGGGTAAATACTTCTACGCTTCTTGCCATACGAAAACTAATGAATAGTTTATCTTCTTCCAAGGTAAATGTACTATTCTTAGATGAAGTAATAAATGTACTGGATAGTACAGGAAGAGATAAACTAGTGGAAGTTTTATTAGAAGAGAATTTAAATACTTATCTAGTAAGCCATCAATGGGAGCATCCACTACTAACAAAAATGCATATATATAAAGACGGAAATTTAAGTGCAATAGAAATAGAATGAAATATAGAGGAAGAAAAAGAATACAGGAAATAGGTATTATGGTAGATGCTAGAGCAAAGGGGCAGAGAGGAGAATATCTTGTTAGAGATATGCTCAGAAAATATACTAGACTAAGTTTTGAAAGAGTTCCCTCTTCAGGAGCCCTTTCTTATTTAAAGGGAGACTTATATGTTCCCGACGAAAAAAATTTATTTTGCATAGAAGTTAAAAACTATGAAAGCTCACCTTTGAGTGATAAATTATTTACAAACAAAAGTAATTATCTACTTGCATGGTGGGAAAAAATAGTTCATCAGGCTTCTTTGAAAAATCAAGAACCGTTATTATTTTTTAAATATTCTCGATCTAAAGTCTTTGTAGTAACTGCTAGAGAGCCTGGGAATCTGCATAAATATATGTTTATTTCTTGGCTAGGTTGTTATGCGGCTTTGGCAGAAGAGTGGCTTATTCAAGAAAAACCGGAGTTTATTGGTGGCTAAATTTGCAAATTTTATTTCAGAAAGAAATCCAAACAGTGTTTTGATAGTAGATGCTATGAATTTAGCATTTAGATGGAAACATCAAAATAAATTAGACTTTGAATATGATTATATTCGTACAGTAGAATCTCTGGCTCGGTCTTATGATTGCGAAAAAATTATCATCGCAGCAGATCTAGGGAATAGTGCTATGAGAAAAGCAGACTTTCCAGAATATAAACAAAACAGAAAAGAAAAGTTCAAAGATCAAACAGAAAAAGAAAAAGAAGATATGGAGAAGTTTTTCAAAGAGTATGAAAGAACTCTAGCTTCTCTGGGAGAAAGATTCTTAGTTTTACGATATAAAGGAGTTGAGGCAGATGATTTAGCTGCTTATATAGTAAAACAAAAAGAAGAGTTCGGATTGGGCGAGATATGGCTAATTTCTAGCGATAGAGATTGGGATTTATTAGTGTCTGATACAGTTTCTAGATTTTCAACAGTTACTAGAAAAGAAACTACTCTGGCAAACTGGGATGAGTTTTCTGGGTTACCTCATGAATACTATGTTAGTTTAAAAGTATTGACAGGGGATAAAGGAG